TCATGGTATTAGTTTTGCGATTGCAGGAGCAGCCATTGCTGCGGATGCTAGAGTTATGACTGATGCCAATGGAGCTGTAATCACTGCTACTACTGGTAAGGTGTCTCTTGGTAGAGCATTAAAGCCTGCAACTGCAGCTGGTGAAATTATCACTGTGTTGTGTGAAAGATCCGTACTTGCGTAAAGATTAAATTAATCAATAAGAAGGAGTGAAGCAAAATGCCACAACCTAGTTCTCAACAGACTCATGTTGATGCAATGTTAACCAATATTTCAGTTGCGTATATGCAATCAGAGGATGCTTTTATTGCGGATAAAGTTTTTCCTAAAGTTCCAGTGCAAAAACAATCCGCTAGATATTTCAAATATTTAAAGGAAGATTGGTTCAGGGATGAAGCCGAACTTAGAGCACCTGCAACTGAATCCGCTGGTGGAGGCTACGAAATAGACAATACTCCAAATTACTATTGTAACGTTTATGCTTACCATAAGAATTTGGATGATCAAACTCGGAACAATACAGATTCTCCATTAGATGCTGACAGAAGTGCCACAGAATTCGTTTCTAGTAAATTGTTACTACGTAGAGAATTGGCTTTCATGAATACGTATTTTAAAACTGGTATTTGGGGTACAGAAGTAGCGGGTGTAGCAGCTACACCAACAGCGGGGCAAACTTTGCAATGGGATCAAACTGGAGCGGATCCAATTGGTGATGTAGCTGATGCGTGTATTGCTATGGTTGCTGCAACTGGCAAGAGACCAAATGTATTGACATTAGGTCCTCAAGTGTATAACGCATTAAAACAAAGTCCAGCAATTCTAGAAAGAATTAAGTATACTCAACGGGGTATTATTACAACTGATATTCTTGCGGCTATGTTTGATGTACCTAAGGTTGTAGTAGCATGGGGTATTCAAAATACAGCAGCTAAAGGTAAAACCGCAACTATGGGCTTTATCTATGGCAAACATGCGTTGCTTAGCTATGCAGCTCCGTCACCGGGATTGCAAGAAGCTTCAGCGGGATATATCTTTACTTGGACAGGATACGCTGGTGCTGGTGCTTACGGTAATGCAGTGTACAATATTCCTACTCCTTTACTTGGACGTAATTCAATTAGAATTGAAGGAGAAATGGCTTTCGATATGAAAGTTGTTGCGTCGGATCTTGGTTACTTCTTTAATGGCATCGTAGCTTAGTAAGTACTGCTGTGTGGGAGAACATTCTCCCACACGTAAAGCAGTGTAGGAGGTGTTTGTATGGCTTGGAGTTATAGTGGTGATCCTAGTACATCTCCAAAAGATGCAGTACGATTTTACATGCAAGATATTGATGCAGAGGATCCAAATATGACGGATGAAGATATTTTATTTCTACTCATTTCTAATCCAGATCCTCAACTAGCTGCAATTCATGGGCTTGAAATTTTAATAACGAAATTCGCTCAATTGGCAGATAGAACAATAGGTGAATTAAAAATTAGCTATACTCAAAAATTATCCCAGTTGACAGAATTAGTTTCAATGTTAAGAGAGAGCACGAATGTTGCAGTTGATATCAGTAGTGGAGGATCTGCAGCTTATGTACATTCAAAAATATTATTTCGAAAAGGAATGTTTGACAATGGATAAGAGTTTAAAGAAGTTACTTCAAAATCTGGTATCCATTGAGAATGCTACAGGTTCGAAAAATTCTTCTGGAGAAGATACGTTTTCAACGCCTATAGTTTATAAAGGTAGAGTAGAATATAAAGTAACACTGGTGAGAGATAAACTTGGGGATGAGGTTTATAGCAAAAGTAAGACTTTCTTTGATAGTGATGTACTTGTGCAAACTGGGGATCTAGTTACGTTGCCAACTGGGGAAACTTTTCCAGTAATATCAGTATCTATCAAGTATGATGAAAAAGGTGCTATTGATCATAAGGTGGTGTATGCTTGATGTCAACTATTCGTTGGAATTCTTCTCAATTAACAGAAATTGAAAAAAGGTTAAGTGCAGCAATTTATCAAGAAGGTCTAACGTTAATAACCTCAAGCATTCCTAATGTACCAGTTGATACTGGTACTTTAAGATCTACAGGATTTACACAACAACCTAGTGTGAGTGGAGAAAAGATTACAGTAAAAGCGGGATATGGTGGTCCAGCTACTAAAATAAATCCTCATACCGGAGAAGCTTCTACGGATTATGCTGTTAAGGTACATGAGGATCTTAACATGCAGCATAAAGTAGGTTCTGCGAAATTTCTTGAAAGACCTGCAAGGGCACTTTCTCAAAAGTTTAGTGCAAATATCAAGAGGAGGATGAAAATTTAATGGAAGAAGATATCATCCGATACTTGCAATCTATTGGTCAAGGAACTGTTGGAACTAATTTGTTTAAAGGGTTTATGCCAGAAAAGCCTGATACTCTGACTGTAGTAAAGATATACGATAGTTTAATTAGCGATCTTGCATGGAATGGAGAATATCCTATTTTTCAAGTAGCAACGCGTGGAAGATCTTACGATGAAGCACTTACAAGAGCTCAAAATGTTTACGAAGCATTACATGGACTAAGTGAAGTAATTATTAATGGTACTAGATATTTACTTATTCAAGCAATTCAAGTACCAATGCCCATAAGTAAAGATAAAACTAATCGATGTATCTTTACCACTAATTTTTCTGTAATGAAAGAAATATAAGGAGGGAAATATAATGGCATTAGCTGGTAAAAATGGTAGTGTATATTTTGGATCAACTCCTAAGAGACTTGAACAGGTTTCTAGTTGGTCGATGGATATGAAAACAGATACTGTAGATTGTACAAACATGGATGGAAATGGTTGGAAAGAATTCTTGTCAACCTTTAAGAGTTGGACTGGCAAAGTTGAATGCGAATTTGACATGGATGATTTGTCGGGTCAACTAGCTTTCTTTAACGCTTGGGTCAGTGGAGAAATATTAGCTTTAAAATTAAAGTTAGATGCTACTCATGGATTTGAATGTAGTGGAACTATTTCCGCTGTTGGAGTCTCCACAGCTGTAGCAGATAAAGTTAAAATGTCTTATGAAATCCAAGGAACTGCAGGAATTACTTACAATCCTGCAATGGCCTAGAGGAGGTGTAACTACGTGGCTGTAGCTGGAAAGGTTTCAGGCATATATCGTCGAGACGGAGACTCTGTTGCATTTACGAATCTTCAACTTGAAGATTCAGGAGATCAGAAAACTTACCACGTACCTGCAGCGAATACAACTAACAAGTATTGGGATAAGTTTCAGCAAGTTACTGTTACAGTTAATACTGGGAGTGGATATCAATCCTCTCCTGTTCCTTATGAAATACAACATCCTTCTGGATATGTAATATTTAGTACAGCTTTAACAGGTACAGCTGTAGCTGGAAAAAATACGTACACCATAGGAACGAATTTTGTTGCAACAGATACAGTTACTTTCGGAGGAATTACTTTCACTGCGGTAGAATCTGGTGCAACTGGAAATCAATTTAATGTAGGAGTAGATGCAGCTGCTAGTGCAACCAATCTTAAGAATGCAATTAATTCAAGTACTCTTGGTACTACGTATGTTGCTACTTCAACTAGTAATATTATTACTGTCACAGAAATTATTGCTGGTGGTGGAAATACTCCAGGAACGATGACTGTTGTTGGTACCGGAACTGTCACAGTAGGTACTGCTACAACGAGTGATGCTGAGTTTACTCCATTAGTACAAGTAAGTGGATATGCTTTTACTTTGGTGCAAGTTGCTGGAGCCTTTGGATGGTCTCTTGATTTAAAGCAAGATACACTAGACGCTACAACGTTTGAAAATGCGGGTTGGAAAGAATTTGTTGTAGCCTTTAGACAATTTACCGCAAAGGTAGATAAATTCTGGATTACCAATGCCGAGATGGACTTGTTCAATACCGAACTATTATTCGCGTTCTATGTTTCAACTCAAGAAGATAAATCAAGGTTTGAAGGTTGGGGAGTAATAAGTAGTGAAAGTGTTACAGTCTCTGTTGGAGAATTGATTAAGGCTCCTTTAGAAATTCAAGGATCAGATGTGCTATATTATAGGAGGGGTTAAAATGCCACGTACAAAGGAAATTAGTATAAACGAAAAAACTGTAGAGCTTAAAGAATTTAGAGTTAAAGAACTCGAAGCTTTAATTGATGAATTCAAAGATGATTTTGAGTCACTTACTTCTATTAAAACTTCTGAAGATTTCAAGAAAAACATCAGTGTCTTATTAAGAGAACGCTTGCCAAAACTTCTACCAGGTGTGTCTGTAGAAGATATTGAAAACGCATATCCATCAGAAATCGAAACAGCATTGGATGGCTTTGTGGAAGTAAATTTTACCGGACTACGGCGGCTACTCGGTCAACTCTTCAACATATCCCATCTTGCATCCCGATAAAAGTTAGAGTAGGTTTAGCTAGAAATTTCGGCTGGACACCTAATCAAATATCGGATATGTACGTAAGTGAGATAGAAGAGTACTATACTGAGGTACAGAGACAGTTAAGAGACGAGGACTACATCAGACGTTTTTGGAATATGGTGTCTACTTGTCTCTTATTAGCTCCTAAATTAAAAGAAGGAGTTACAGTAACGCCGGAAGACTTTATCGGTAAACCACCTTGGGAAGAAGAACAGGCTGTAGTAGCAAAGTCAGAAGAGTCCGACGAAGAATTAATAGCCATTGCTGTAAGCAAAGGTTTGAGGGGGCCTAACAATGAGTCTTAATGTAGGAGATATCTGGTTACTTCTTGGTGCGGATTTAAGTCCTTTTAGAAGAGGCTTGTCCGACGCTGAGGGTGCAGCTAGTAGATCCGGAAATATCATTGCGAATGCTTTTTCTACAGCCATTGGTATAGGGATAGAAAAAGCAGTAAGTGCCTTAACTAACGCAATTAAAGATGCTGCTACTGCACTGTTTGATTATCAGAAAAGTTTAGATACCTTATCAATTAGTTTTACTACAATGCTTGGATCTGCAGATGCGGCTGCTGTCTTTTTAGAGAGGTTGAAAAATTTCGATGGTTCAAACTTATTCGGGCTCGACAAGATGGCGGATGCATCGAAAAAGATGCTCGCATTTGGCTGGGCCGCAAATTCAGTCCTCCCAGACTTAACTGCTATTGGAAATGCCACAGCAGCATTAGGCCTTGATTCTGGTGGAATGGATCGTATCATAGTTGCTCTAGGACAAATGAGAATTAAGGCTAGTATCTCTGCAGAAGAAATTCGACAACTGATTAACGCTAACTTAAATGTACTGCCATATCTTGAAAAAGCATTTGGTATTACTGGTGCGCAAATGAAAGATTTAAGTAAAACTGGTATTTCTGGTATGCAGGGTGTTGATGCGATTATTAAAGGAATGGCAAACGATCCAAAGTTTGTTGGAATGATGGCTGCAATGCAAGGCAGTGTAACTGGTGCAACTAGTGTAATGATTAATCAACTCAAGCAAATGGGAGACTATGTAACTGGAGGATTATATTCCGCATTCAAAGATACATTCGTAAATATTGTTACAGACTTTGCAACTATGAAAAAGCAAATGCAAGAAAACGGAGTTTCTTCTTTCTTCAATACGGGTTCCTCCGAGGGAGCAGAAGGTTCCACTGGCGGAATGGAAAAGTTAATGCAACTATCTCCAGAATGGACCGCAAGAATTGCTGGAATTGGAGATACTATTCTTAAACTTGTTGAAACTGCTCAACCTATTCTGGAAAAGTTGGC